CAATCGGTCGTGGTGGAGATATAAATAAATATCTTGATGATGATTGTAGAATAACATTCTTAATGGGAATGGATATTGCTAATGTTAATGAAGCATCTAAAAGAATGTATCTTAAAAGTAAGAAACCTCAATCAGTATTCTTACAAGGTGATACTAGTTTAAATATTAAGTCAAATGTATGTGATATGGGTAATACTCATACTAAAACAATGTTAAATATCTTGTATGGGACGATTAAATCTGTTAAAGGTCCATATAAGAAATTTTATAAAGAATATAGAGGTCTTGCTAAAAAAGGATTTGATGTAATCAGTAGTCAATTCTCATTTCATTATTATCTTGAAAGCAGAGAATCATTCGATGGATATCTAAAAAACATACAAGAAAATCTAAATCATGGAGGATATTTTATTGCAACATTTTACAATGGACAACGACTATATGAATTATTAAATAGTGTTCCAGATGGACGTGTAGAATATATAAATGATTTAGGTGAGAAAATATATAGCATACAAAAAGATTATAATATCCATGATTTTAACTATAGACCTGAAAATGATACAAATATGTTTGGGAACAATATTAATGTATTTATGGATTCAATAGGTCAAGAAATACCTGAATATTTAGTGAATACAGATTTTGTGATAGAAGAAATGCGTAAAATTGGTTTAGAACTAGCTACACCACCAGTATCAGAAAAATATTCAAAAATAATTAAATCAGGTCAAGAAGGATTTGATAGTATTTTAGAAAGTCTATCAAATTCACCGAAATATTTAGATTCACAAAAGAAATTTTATCCTAATTTACAAAAAATGTTTAAAAATGATAAATTAAAATTATTAAGTGGATTAAATGATTATTTAATATTTAAGAAAGTGTAGATACGATTATCTTAAATAAATACAATCACGATTAATAGGAATATTATATTTAACACACCAATCATATGAGAATTTTACTTGTTCTTTAATACGTTCATTAATATTTTTTACATTAAATTTCAATATATTTTTTATATAATTAATCTGATTATTTACAAAAAGATTATTATATTCTTTAATTTTATCTATAAATTCTGTAGGAACATTTATATGTAAATTGTTAACATTATCATAATATTTGTCAAGAAGATCTATAATTTCTTTATTAAAAGGTTTAAAACCTTTACAAACTATATATTTTTCAGAATTAGATAAACGACTAACTGTAGGTTTATAAATATAAACTTCTGAATATGATAGAAATAACAAATATATTAATTGGACTGTTTTATGATAAAATAAATCGAAAACTTTAATAATGAATGTACCTCCTTCAGATTGAATATTCAACGCAATAAATATTTCAGAATATAATAATTTATATGATGATAATTCTTGCTTATTAAAATCTTCGGAGTAATCAAATCCACCATCAGATGTAACAAATTGACTGTTTCCTTTAGATTTAATTATATTTATAAAATTAATAGCATTATCTTTAATATAAATATTTCCAGTATTTTGTTCAGTATTAATATGAACTTTATTATTTTTTATTAATCCGTTATTCCAATAAGGGATTCTACGATCATTAGTTAGTAATGTAATACCATATATGTCTGTAATTTTATTATCAAGTAAACAATTGATAAATCCACCTGGACCTTCTGCTATACAAGCTGCTAAATTAAATTCTTTAATATCAAAATCATGAATAATTTCATGTAATTTAAAATATGATCTGGAAATAGGATTAACATTTGATATATTTCTAGATTTATTAGATGATGTATAAATATATTCATATTTATTGTGTAATTTCTTGAATTTTTCCCATTTGTCTTGAGATATAATATCAATATGGGATTTAGTTAAATATAATAATTGTAATAGTTTATCATCAATACAAATATTATCATAATTATTAGTAGATGATAATATTAAATCACAAGAACAGTCAAGTTTAAATAATTTCATAAAAAGATAATAGATTAATTTTTAAATATGATTATATCGCACATGATTTACAATCAAGATCATTAGTTACATCCATATATGTTTCATTTGATCCCAATGGACCACTTGCATATACGTTACCAAATTCAAGACCACCATTTAATCCTTTTTCTTTAGGATAATTCCATATTTTATAATTATTACCACCAACAACACCTATATCATATCCGTTAGTGGATTGTATTAATTTTCTATCATCCACCATAACACCTATACTATTTAATACAGCACTATCATTTGTCATTAATTTATCGGGGATAACATGTTGAGCACCATTAAATTTACATGACATTTTATCACCTTTAACACTACAATTACTTGGTAATATTTTTTGCTGAAAATCAATATATTTATTATTATTTTCATTGTCAAAGAAATATCCTACATTTGTTAATTCATTTTCAATATTACTATCAGCATATTCTGGATATTTAGTTAAATATTCATCACTAGTCATTTCTATAGTTTTTTCTTTACCATCATATTTTTTAGCTAATCCTTGTAATGTATGATTACCTGGATGAGCATCCATAGTATCTTGTTTAATATATTCAGGATTAAATACTTGAGGATTTTTAAAATAATAATCTATATTACTTTTACGAACTACATCAAGAGTAGAAAAATCTTTAGGACCTTGATTTAATTGATCATACATTGGTTTGTATCCTGCTGATAATGGATGACTTATATTAGATAACATAGGATCAGGAAATTTATAAAATGGGTCTTTATAATCAACTTTAATCTTTGATTTTTCTTTAATAGTTTTTCTTATATCATCTTGTCTAGTATGTATCTTATTTTTAGTATTTACAATATCTGTAAACATATTTTTACTTAATATATTATTAATACCAGTTCTATTATTAATAATACTTTGAAGTAGAAATAATATTAAAAATGCGAGTATAACTATTAAAATAGAATTCATATATTATATATAATATAAAAAATTATTTTCAATATTATTTTGAGATTGATACATTAATGTAATAAAATTATCATATTTTTTTACATTTATTTTAATATCATCAATAATATTTTCATATAATATATATTCTTCTTCTAAATGTGTTTCAGAAAAATTAAATTTATCACAATCATACATGTCATATTTTTGTATTAAATAATTATCAGTAAAATGAATATCTTTATCAATAATTCTTTTAAATATTAAATCATCATTAGATATAATAATGATATTATTAATCCAATATTCTTTAACGGATCCTTTACATTTTAAATCATATTTATTAATTAAATATGATAATTTATTAATATCTAATTTATGATCATAAAAATCATCATTTATTTGAGAACAAAAATAATAATTATACATTAACCGAAAGTATTTTCAGCAGAATATGTTATATATAAGAAACCATCATTATCTTTATGTAACTTATATAATTCACCAATAATATCACTATTATTAGGAACTATATGATTAACAAAAAAGAATAATGCTTGTGATGAATCTAGATTAATTCTTTTTCTGATAGTATATATAAACTGAGTAAGAGTCATATCATTAGAAACTAAATATTTATTTTTATCGATATTATTCAAATCACATTTATTAGATCTTGAAACAATTATAGGTGTTTTATCAGGATGTTTTTCCATAATTTTAGTTGATTCAGTTAATCTTTCTTCAAATGATTTTTCTTTTTTATAGTCATATTCAGGTGTTTTTTTATTATAGCTAAACATTTATTATTTATATTATTTTTTTTTTAATTATTTAAAAAAAAATTATATATTTAAAATAAAATGAGGACAATTGTTAGAATTAATATTGACTCTACTATGAATGATCTAGATTTAAATATTGAGAATAAAAGTATAGTTAATACATTAAATAAAAATTCTAATAATCGTGGATTAAATAATATTCGTCATTTATATACATGGATTAATGATAAAAAAACTATAAGATGTTATGGATGGTATGATGGTGAAGAAGAACATATAAATAAACATGAATTAATTCCAAATGGATCATCAAAATTTCTAGATGAAGATTCATCATCTATATTATTATATGGAGATATATTTTTAATTGCATTTGATGATAAAAATAGAGTAACTAATTTTGATATATCAGCATATGGTTTATATCATAGTATTGTTCATGAAGGGATAGATAATTGTCTAACTGATGATTCAGAAGATTCTGAACCTGATACAGAAGAAGAAGATTCAGATTACGATGATGAAGAAGATGAAGAAGAAGAAAATGATTTTGAAATAATTGAAAGTGATAATAGTGATAATGATAATGAATTACAAAAAGATAATAATAATTATTAATATTTATAAATTTGATTATTTAATTATTAAAATATCAATATGAACTCTAAAAACGATAAAATAAGAAATGAATGTGTAAATAAATTAAATACTGTTATTAATAATGAATCATTATCACGTAATATAGAGAAAAATATATTTAATTTTATAATTGATAATTCAAATGAAAATAATATAACTTGTAAATGGAATAATAAAATATTTTATAATCTTTATATATCAAAAATACGATCTATATATATTAATCTAAATAAAGATTCATATACTAAAAATAATTATTTATTAGAAAAGATTAAAAATGGAGATATAAAACCTGATGATATATCAAAATTATCTGTATATGAAATACATCCAGATAATTGGAAAGAAATAATTGATGCTAAAATTAAAAGAGATAAAATGAAATATGAAATAAAACCAGAAGCAATGACTGAAAGATATAAATGTCGTAAATGTGGTAGTAGAAAATGTTCATATTATGAATTACAAACTAGATCTGCTGATGAACCTATGACTCAATTCTTTACTTGCCTCGACTGTAAAAATAAATGGAAAATGTAAATTTTATATATATATTAATTATATATGTATTACTTATTGGGTTTAACTATAATAAGTGTTATAACAGGACTATTAACAGGTGTAATAGGTGCGGGACCAGAGGTATTAATAGTACCTCTATTAGCAATGTTTGGATTATTAAGTTCAACAAAAAAAAGAATAGGAACATCTCTTTTTATGTTATTACCACCTATAGGTTTATTTGCTGCAATTAAATTTTATAAAAAAGGATATGTTGATGTATTTGCCGCATTATATATGTCTTTTATTTTTACTATAGCAGCAAGTATTTCTGCTGAATATAGTATACATATTAATCATAATTTATTAAAAAAAATATTTGCTTTATTTACTATAAGTATTGGTATATATTATTATTTTAAAAAAGAAGATAAAAAAAATTAATATAATGCCATACCATTCTTATTAACAGTTTTTATGACACAATTATCAGTATTACAATCTTGTTTTAATTCGGGTTCAACTATTTTATATGGATAAGCTGAACAACCATATTTATGAGAATATTGTGAATTAAAATAATTTTGTGCTTTATCACCTTGATTATTTAAATAATAAGTATATTCCCAACTAGTTAATGGTTTATCACTAAATAATTTAGATACTCTATTATTCATTTCACAATTAGGTAAATAACTTGTTATAAATCGTCCATCAGACATCAAAGCAGGACAATCATCAAATACATTATTTGGTACATGAACACCTGAATTTAATCCATTATTATTTGAGTTATTTGAGTTATTTGAGTTTCTATAATTCGAATTACACTGAGACATTATATATATTAAATTATATTTTTTTTTTATTATAATTTATTAAATGTTATCAACACTTAGCACAAACATAAAAGTGTTAATTGGTCTATCATCAATAATTGCTATTTTTTCTATTTATTATTTGATTAAAAATATATTTAAATCTAAACAGATATATGAAAAACCTAAATCTACAAAATCAAATAATTCTTTAAAAGAAAATAATATAAATGAACTTAAAGAAATATCAAAAAATATTAAAGATTTACATAATACACATAAAAATCATATGGGCAAGATGAGTGAACATATAGATAATGTTAACCAACATCATGATCTTATTAATGATATATATCATAATATTACTAAAAATAGAAAAAGAATTATATTAGATAATAGTAATACTGATTATAATATTAATTCTGGAGATATTACTATAAAAAATGATGCAATTAAAAGTGAATTAGGGTTTCCTTATTCTATATATAGTATAGTATTCGTTAGCTCTACAATACAAAAATCAACTTCTTCTAGTACACCATTTGTTAATTTAATACTTAAGAATAGTAATTTACAAAAATTTTTAGCAAATTCTAATATTCTTGCCTGTATTCCTTTAAATAATATATCTGGATCTGATACAAATGAAAATGTATCACATTATACTGTAGCACATATTAATCATCATATAATTAGAAATCCTGTTACAGAACAAGATTTAACATTACAATTATTGCGATCGGATGGTTCTACAAACTATTCTTTAACTAAACATTATAGTATCACAATTGAAATGATAGTTGATCAAGGGATACAAGTATCAGAAAATAATTATCAAAGACCAGAATCACCTAATTTATCTATTATACGTTGAGCTAAAGTATGTTTATTACCAGAATGTTTTAATCCTAATTCAATACATTTTTCTTTTAATTCTTTAACTGACATATCTGAATAATTATTATTATTACTTAATATGTCTATACTTTCATCAGAATTAATATCTAAACCAATATCTAAAATATTATCTTGACTATCAATATTTTCTTCATTACAATCTATATCTTCATTATCTTGATCTTCATCTTTTAAATCATCTATAATTTCATTATCTAGATCTTCATTATCTAGAGATTCATCTTCTAAATCTTCATTTTTATCTAAATCTTCATCTAGATCAATATTATTGCAATCATCTACTTCATCATCTATATCATCATTTAATATATTATCTAATATACTATTATTATCATCAATAATATTATTTTCTACAATATCAGTATTATTCTCTATTATATCTATTTCTTCTGTTTCTTCTCTTTCATTTTTAATTTCTTCATCAACTATATTATCTTTAATCAATACATTATTATCTTTATTATCTTTATTATCATCATTATCATCATTATCTTTATTATCTGAATTATTTATAGGACACTTTTCTATATTAGTATTATAATTTATTATAGAATGTAATCCTTTACTTAATTTTTCTACTTCTTTAATAAACATTTTATTATTATTTTCAATATTTTCTATCTGGAGTTTTATTTTTCGCATATCTAGATAAAAATATATAGCAGATAATACAATTATAATTGTGATTAATATTACAGATATATTTGACTGAAACGATATACTTCCCATTGTCATGATATAATATTATTAAATAAAAAAGTTTATTTTTAAACTTATTTTTTATATTATATATTATAATATGTCAAATACCTTTTATAATTTTAAATTAGATCTAGATCCAAATGCTATAGATATGATATATGATATATTACGTATGTCAACTATTCAGTTAATAACACAAATAATGTTTTATATGAATAATAGCTCATTATCGTTATTTAATGAAACATTTATAAAAACATTTATCTTTATTAATATAAGTATTATATTTTATTATTTAGTAATCAGAAAAATATTTAGTTTTGTATCTGATGATTATTTAAATGTTTCAAATAAAGATTATCACAGCACACCACCTATCAAATCAAATGTCCCACCCCCACATGAAAAACCACACCCACATACACATGAAAAACCACACCCACCTCCACATACACCTCTACCTAAAAAAACTCCTTCTCCTCCACAAAAACACACTTCTTCTCCACAAAACACTCCTCCTTTTTCTCCACCACAAAACACTTCACCTTTTCCTCCTCCTCCACAGAACACTCCTGATATATCTAATGTGACAGGTAATACACCTATAAATAATATATAAAGATAATAATTAATATATTAATAATTATGGATCAAAATATAAAGAAAAAAAGAGGTCGCAAACCAAAAGAAAATACTATAATAAATAATAACCCAGTATTTGCTGAAGATACTGAAAATATCGATAATTTAATAATAAAACTTAAATATGAAGATAATGATAATAATATAATATTATCTATCAATGATATTGATACTGATAATAATTTTAATAAAAAGAAAAATAATTGTGAATTATGTTGGAATTGTTGTCACCAATTTAATAAAAATATAGTGGGTTTACCTATAAGATATAATAATAAGAGATTTTATACTGTAGGTGATTTCTGTTCATTAGAGTGTGCTGCAAGATATGCTTATGATAATTATAACAATATTTATGAAATAATAAATATCATTAATCTATATAATAATATAATATTAAATAATAATAGTAAAATAAATATGGCACCTAATAGATTAGTCTTAAAAAAATTTGGAGGAAATATTAACATAGATGAATATAGAAATAATAATAAAAATAATATATATAATATAAATTTACCTATAATTATTCATTTAAACAAAAATATATCAAAATATGAGGACAAATATAATGACAAATCTAATTTATTATTATATAGAAAAAATAATACCGATAAAAATATTTTTAAAAATCTAAATTAAATAGATGGATGATAATATTGTTGAAGTGAATTTATAATAATTATAGATAACATTTTATCATTACCAATATAAGTTGATAATAAATCATTAAAATTATTATATGATATTTTATCACTAATATGAATCTTTTTCATTAATTTTATATCATAATATTTATTTAATAATAATATTCTATCATATAAATATTTGTATATATTTTTTATTTTAAATTCTTCATAACTATTTATAATATTATAATAATCTAATGTTTTTATATTAATATTATCTAAAAAAGTAAAGTTATAATCATGTATAGTATTTATATTAAATTTTACAGAATTTATACAATATTCCATACTATTTATCATATTTAAATCTATCGATTAGAACTTATATTGTATGCTATTGGTTCATTAAATATGATTTGTTTTGTTGTTTTATCTGGATTATTTTCCCAATATTCATTTAATTCATCTTTTTTAATTTTTAATAAATTTAATCCATACATATATAATTTATTTACATTAGATTTATATTCATCATCATTATTTATTAAATATAAATAATTAAGATGATCAACAGATCTATTTAAACATATTTCATATTTATAATATTGATTAATATTATTTATATCTAAAATATTATTATAAAATAGATACCAATATTTAATACCTATTTTATAATCATTAATATTAATATCTTTATGTTTATTCAGATCAGATATAATATTTAATATATAAATAGATTTATGCTTGTTGTCATTATTTTTATCTTTATTCATAATTAAAAGAACAAATATAAAGAAAAATAATAACAAATATTTAATGTCATAATTATATAAAAAAATAAATATTACGACTAATAATAATAATTCAATCATATATATATATAATAAATATTTATAAACCTAATACATATAATGATATTGATATAATTATAAACCATAAACCTATATAAACTATATTTTCACTGTTAAATATTAAATTAACAATAGACTCTCTTACAATTTGATTATCATTTACGTATTCTTCATTCTCTTTATAATGTATCTTTTTTTCTAAATATTCTTTATTATAATCATTATATAAATTTGGTAATATATTAATAAGTTTATGATATATATCAACTAAAGACATATTAAGTAAAGGATTATTATTATTACTATCATTATCACTATCTTTATTAATTAATCTATCAATTACTTCTTTATTATTTTCTTCTTTTCGTTCAAGTTCTTTTATACTATTTACTCTGTCACCATCATATGTTTTACTTCCAACTAAAAAATCTCTATTATTCATTATATATATTATAATATTAGATTTAAATATATGTGATTAAATGTACATTTCCTAGAAACATTCGTCTACAACAATATCTATGTAATTCTAATTCATCCATTGCTTCACCTTCAATAGATTTTTTTGGATTTTTTAAATCAATATACTCAATATCTAAATCTTTAATAAATTCTGAATTATTCTTTTTTTTCTCATTTACAATATTGACAAATGGAACCCATTTATCAGATATGACTTTATTGCAAGTGAAACATCTAACAGGAATAATCATTTATAGTTTATATATTAAAATATTTTTAAATCAAATTTATTATTTATATATATATATGAAAAAAGTATTAATAGGATTATTTATATTAATATTAACATTATTTGTAGTATTAGAAAATATAAATTGTATTAAAGAAGGAAATATTAATCCTCAAGAATTATATGATAAATTAATGGATGATTTTGATAAAATATTTCCAGATAGAAATAGAAACTCAGGTGGTGCTCAATTTTTTCATCATATAATGAGTTTAAATCCAACTAAAGAAGAGTTTGATTATTATAATAGATTTTATTGTGCTGTGAGTGGATCACCTATAGATGTTAATCGTGAAGATAACAAATCGTTTATTTATATAGAAGATATAAATGGTAATAAAATATGTGGGGATTATTATAGATGTTGTGTTCCTTGTAATTGTGATTTAATGAAATATTCTAAAGTTGAAAACATGGAAATACCTTTAAAAGACGGTAACTATGATTATTATGTTATTACAATAGATGATCCATGTAAAAACTCTGATTCTATACCTGATTCAGTTACAAGTTTTAAGTGTGAAAATGGTAAAACACAAAATGGAAAATATTCACCTTCTGGAAGACTAATCAAAGGAATATTACATAATGGGACAATGTGTAATTCGTCTGATGTAGAAAAAATAGATAAACACAAGGTTACGGGTGATTTTTGTAAAGAAAGAAATATGACTCATCCTGATGATTTAAGAGGTGGTATGGGTGATATTTTTGTTAAATTAAGTTTAATAGGTAAAGAAATAGTTGATGAAATAGATGAATTTATTCATCCTCATTTAAAAAATATATATGGAGAACCATTAAAAACATGTAGAAAAAATCCAAATGATAAAAGAGGATCTTGGGATAATAAGGGATATTGTAGTGAAGAAGGTGGTGGTGTTCATCAAATATGTTTTAATGTTACTGATAATACAAAAAATTTTTCAAGTGAGACTGGACAAAGTAATTGGTCTGAAGAAAGAGTAGATAAAAATCATTGTATGTGTTTAGGTGCGTGGGCATTATATAAAGCTAAAAACAAAGGGACTGATAATGAATTAATTTGTGAAGCAATACCTGAAATGTCATTAAGTTCTGAATATGTTAGTAATTGGAATACTTGGAATGGTAATGAATTAGATGATCAAATAGTCGATGGTGTTAATAGTATGATGGAACAATGTTATAATAAAGGTAATTCATCACAAAAAGAATATCTTAAAAATAAATATTATGATTTAACAGATTCACGAACAGAATTTCATGGAACAAATACATATGATACATATAAATAATTTTCTAATAAATAATTTTCTAAAATATATTATAAATATGGAAGGCGAAAAATTATATTCTTTTAAATCAATGTGTAACGAATTAGGTATGACTTGCCACAATACTAAGAATAGAGTTATAGAAAAAATGTGTATATGTGATAAAAAACAAGTTAAAGAATTAGCTAAATATTTAAAATGTTTAATGACAATAGAAAAACTATGTGAGTACTTATGTACGTGCTGCTGTGAAATGGAAAGTATTACTCCAAGTGGTTTAAGCGAGTTAAGAACTAGATGTAAAACTATAATGAGTTGTTGTAAAGGTCTTAAAAAATCATTATCATCAGAAGAATATGAATATGTTAATTGTGGAAAAATTGAATCTTTTTGTGGCAAAGTAAATATGGGTAAATCTAAAACTAAATCTAAATAATTTTTTTCTAATATATGTTAATTACAATTATGAGTATTAATTTTAATACAATTGCTCCAATATCAGCAACTGTATTATCTATAGGTGGTCTAATCTTTCAAATTGGTAAACATTCTGAAAAATTAGATATATTAAGTAATAAAGTATATGCTCAAGAAAAAAAAGTAGATGAGAATTATAAATATATTAATGATATGAAAATATTTATGAGTCGATCTGATGAAAAATTAGATGATATGAATAATAATATTAAAGATATTAAAAATAAATTAGAAAAAATGGAAGATAAAATATATTTTAATTATAAAGTTAAATAAAAATATACAGAAAAGATACAAAATTTAATATAATTAATGTAAATAAAGATCATGCGGATCGTAGAAATATATTTGATCTAAATCATAATCATCATCATGATCAAAGTGTTCTTGATCAAATCGTTGAACTTGTGTAGGGATAAATGCTAATTCCATCCTCTTTTCCTCATCAGTTCCATTACCAGCTGAACGTGTTCCATGCTGGAAAAGGTTACGCCAACAAGTCATTATGTCACTTAACAGTTTCTTTTTCTTCTGGATCGTCTGGCATTCGATTACATGAGCAGATGTTACAGTTCTTGACAAAACAGGACATTCGATAAGCAGAGGTTTGGTAACAAATTGACAACGATCATTCAGTAATTCTATTACGATATCAGAATACTCGAAACTGTAGTAAGGATCTTCATGGCATAATTTCAACCGATCACAATGATACTGACGAGCTGTAACTGGATCTTGTAATTCGACTAAAACACGAACATATTCAACAGGTAGGGGAGAATTCTTAACAACCAAAGCAGTTCCAAGTATTACCTCTAGTGGAGAAGGGTCAGTCCTGTAAGAGTTCTTCAACTTGTAGGTTCTCTGGTCAACAAACATGGTTGCCCGCCGACTGACAGACATCGTAAACGGGTTGACAGAATTTGGCGAGAGGGTAGATGCTGCATTCGCGCTCCAAAACACGCAGTTGTTTCGTGCTTGATAAGTCATTCTTTATCTCAAGCAAATTTGATTTAAAATATCAACATTCTTTATCTCAAATTTATTGATAGATAAGATAAAAAAATTTTTTTTGTCTTTATTATTTTATAATTTTTTTTGTCTTTATTATTTTATAATTTTTTTTGTCTATAGTTTTGTCTAGCAGTGGAGATGATTCACAAGCCACTTGACGTCGAGCGGATGCCACCAGATGCGACCC